ATGACCTGGTTTATTGACCGGCGTCTTAACGGCAAAAACAAGAGCACGGTGAATCGCCAGCGCTTCTTGCGCCGTTATAAAGCGCAAATTAAACAGTCGATCTCCGAGGCCATCAACAAACGCTCGGTGACCGACGTCGACAGCGGCGAATCCGTCTCCATCCCCAACGATGACATCAGCGAACCGATGTTTCATCAGGGGCGTGGCGGCCTTCGCCATCGTGTACACCCAGGTAATGACCACTTCGTCCAGAATGACAGAATCGAGCGTCCCCAAGGCGGAGGCGGCGGTTCTGGCAGCGGTCAGGGGCAAGCCAGCCAGGACGGAGAAGGCCAGGATGAGTTTGTCTTCCAGATTTCAAAAGACGAATATCTCGATCTGCTGTTTGAGGATCTGGCCCTGCCGAATCTGAGAAAGAATCAGCACCGTCAACTCAACGAATACAAAACCCATCGTGCGGGCTATACCGCAAATGGGGTGCCCGCCAACATCAGCGTGGTGCGTTCACTGCAAAACTCGCTGGCGCGACGCACGGCGATGACGGCAGGCAAACGGCGCGAACTGCGCGAGCTGGAAACCAGCCTGAAAGTAGTAGAAAACACGGAACCGGCGCAACTGCTGGAAGAGGAGCGCCTGCGAAAAGAGATTGCCGAACTGCGGGCGAAGATCGACCGGGTGCCGTTTATCGACACGTTCGACCTGCGCTACAAGAACTACGAAAAACGCCCTGAGCCTTCCAGCCAGGCGGTGATGTTCTGCCTGATGGACGTGTCAGGTTCAATGGATCAGGCCACCAAGGATATGGCTAAGCGTTTTTATATTCTGCTCTATTTGTTCCTGAGCAGAACGTATAAGAACGTGGAGGTGGTCTACATCCGCCATCACACTCAGGCGAAAGAGGTGGATGAACATGAGTTCTTCTACTCGCAGGAGACCGGTGGCACCATCGTGTCGAGCGCCCTGAAGCTGATGGATGAGGTAGTGAAGGAGCGCTACGATCCGGCGCAGTGGAACATCTACGCCGCGCAGGCATCGGATGGCGATAACTGGGCGGATGACTCGCCGCTGTGTCATGAAATTCTGGCGAAGAAGATCCTGCCGGTGGTGCGTTACTACAGCTACATTGAAATTACCCGTCGCGCCCACCAGACGCTATGGCGTGAGTATGAGCATCTGCAAGAGATGTTTGATAACTTTGCGATGCAGCACATTCGTGACCAGGATGACATCTATCCGGTCTTCCGGGAACTGTTCCAGAAGCAGAGTTCTACAACTTCCAATTAATTGTTATTAATCAGCCAGTTAACCATGTTTTTCTGGCTGATTTTATTGCATTTTCATTCGCTTAGCTTTTATTTTGGGGAATGCGATTTTGAGGAAGTGATAATGCAAAACTTCCTTTGAGCTTTAAGGATGGTCATCATGCGATGGAGGAAAAATCCTATCGTGCCGACCAAAACCACACAAAAAAACCAGCCGCTTATGGCTGGTTATTCGTCAGTGAAGCCTGGGGAAATTTATCTATATTGCGGGGCAATCATCATCTAATGCACGATTGATGAAGAATGTCACCCTACCCAGCACTTCAATCTGCTCCAGCGCTGCACCTTCTATCGCCTCTCCATCATCAGTTATGAGCGCCCTGCCCATCAGCTTGGCAAATTGTGTGTGGCCATCGCAAAGAATTAACAACACATCTCCAGGTGTCTTTTTCGTTGCTGGCTCTATGACCGCAAACCCCACATCCGTTTCAAGCACCCTACTATCAACCCCCATATTGCAAAGAATTGCTGGGGTTAGTCGGCGCTCAATGTAGTCTGTTGCTGGTGAAGGAAATCCCATTAGAGAACTCTCCCCATGTTACGCAGGATCCAGTATCTGTTATCACTGCCGTCAGTTGTCTTATCTGCAAAACCGGGTTGATAGCGTTCTATCCATGTGTTTGCTTCTGCACGGCTGAAGTGCCAGTTAAACCCCCGCAGCTTTTTGATGAAGCTGTCTGTTCGTAGATAGCGGTACCCTTTTGGGTTAACCTCTATTGCCGCGATAAAAGCGGCATTTATGTCTGCTGTGCGTGGCATCATTACCTCACAAAAATGTCGCGGTAGGGATACCCGTTACCGGGTACCCCCCGCACAGATCCCGGCGTGCGCTATTCACGCACCGGGCTCCTGCCTTGGGTGTCTGGCGGTGAACCGCTCCACAGGCCATGGATGCAGAACCCGAACCTTCGGCAGCCATACGGCTGCCAGTCTGTTTGCTTTCGTCCATGTCGTATCATCCTGCTGGCTCCTGCGCCTCAGCGCCCGTCGCCAGAGGTCTGTTACGTATATCCTGAACTTCCGCATCATGGGATAGTTGCCCGGGACTGAGTGGTAGTTCAGGTATCCCTGAACCACTCTCCTGAGCCATTTTCCCTGTTCGGGGATTGAGTAATGCCAGCGCTTTCGTAGTCCGTCCTTGATCGCTTTCAGTGTCGCCGTCATCCTGTCCCGGCGTGTCTTTCGTATCAGCATGAACCTGCCACTACGGTCTTTCCCACTGATATGCGTGAACCCGAGGAAGTTGAACGTTTCTGGTTTACCTTTTCCCCTGCTGGCGCGGTTTTCGGCTGCGAAGCGGCCGAACTCCATCAGTCGGGTTTTCTTCGGATGTACCGTGAGTCCGAACTCCTTCAGTCTGCGCTGCATGGCTATACGAAAGCATTGAGCGTCGATTCGCTTGTCGAACCCGATGACTATGTCATCTGCGTATCTGACCATGACCACATTGCCTGTGGCATGGCGGCGTCGCCACTGATGCGCCCACAGATCGAAGACATAGTGGAGGTAGATGTTTGCCAGCAGCGGCGAGATAACCGCACCCTGTGGGGTGCCTTCCTCCGATGCCCGCCATTCTCCTTCCTCTGAGGTCCCGGCTGTGAGCCACTTTCGTATGAGCCTGATTACCCTCTGGTCGCCGATTCTGTGTTCTATGAACCTGATTAGCCATTCATGGCTTACCTTGTCGAAGAACTGACTAATATCGGCATCCAGTACCCAGTTTACATTGGTCCGAACCAGCCCTGTGGCCAGTGCGTCCAGCGCATTGTGCTGGCTTCGCCCGGGTCTGAACCCGTATGAAAACCCCATAAAGTCATTTTCGTAGACTGCATTCAGGATCTTAACCAGCGCATACTGGACGATTTTGTCCTCCAGTGAGGCGATGCCGAGCGGGCGCTGTTTTCCATCCGCTTTCGGGATGTAGTGCCGCCTGCCGGGCTGAGCCCTGTAACTACCCTGATGAAGCCTCCGGTGCAGATCTGCTATGTTGACCTTCAGGTTTTCGGCGTAGTCCTTCCACCTGACACCATCAACTCCGGCAGCCGCTTTCCTGCTCAGGGAGAGGAATGCGTTCTCCAGTGCCTCTGCTGTCAGGAGGTGGAACAATGCGGTAAACCGTTCTTTCTTCCGCTGCTTCGCAGCTTCCCGCACGCGTGACAGCCTCTGTGACATACTTTCCCGGCTCTGCGTCCGGCGCATGTGTGGCTGTTCCGCGTTTCCCTTGGCCCCGCTCCTTCGCTCCACTGACTCCGCTCCTTGCGGATTGTTCGCCAGATTCGCAGCTACTATGAGCGAGTCCGACTTCTCCTCTCCGTACATCACCGGCTTCGGCTCCTCGCCTTCCCGGTGCGGGCCATCTCCGGCACTGGCAGATGGTCAGAGGGGAGATCTCCCGGTTCCCGCGTAAAGATCGTATTGACATGCCAGGGTCTCAGACCCCGCCGGGTCCATATGGCACTCGCAGTAACGCACCCTATGATGTTGCCTTCCGTAAACAGTACAACGTCGGCACCCGGGAATTTAATATACATTTCGTGGCTCAATGGCTGGCCTGTCAACACCCCTGTCAACGCTTCGCCCCATACCTCACGGTATACAACGCATGACTCGGGGACCCTGTGGATTGCTGGTCCTTCACTGGTCGGGGACTTTCACCCCTTGATCTTTACCGGTCTCCCGGCGCACACTGTATTTATATACAGTTTATTTTGATGATAAAAATGTTCAATCCCGATATTGCCTATAAATTTTCTTCAGTGAGTAAATTATTGATAAATTTGGTGGCCGGGAATTTTTTATACAGCGTGCACACCGCAACGTCGTAAATAATCGCCACCTGCTTTCTGTCCACTCCGTTTGCGATCAGCCTGCCAGCCTGCGCCCATTGCTCCGGGGTTAACTTCGGACGCCTGCCACCTATCCGCCACTTCTCACGAGCTGCCGCCAGTCCTGCCCGGGTGCGTTCCACGATTAACTCCCTCTCCATTTCGGCCAGAGCCGACATGATGTGGAATATGAAACGCCCCATTGGGCTGGAAGTGTCGATGCTGTCCGTAAGACTTTTGAAGTGGATGCCGCGCTGCCGGAGTTCGTCGACCAGCAGTACCAGGTTTCGCATGCTTCGCCCGAGGCGATCCAGCTTCCACACTACCAGCGTATCGCCCTCATTCAGCGTTCGAAGAAGCCTTTTAAGCACTGGCCGGTTCGCTACCGTCCCGCTCATTTTTTCCTCAAAAACCTGTTCACATCCTGCGCGTTCGAGTGCTTGTCGCTGAAGATCTGTGTTTTGGTCATTTGTTGATACCCTTACGTAGCCAATTTGCATATTTTTTACCCAATATTTTCTGCAAAAAAATCAGGTGAAGTTATCGGCATGGCTGCCGCAGAGCAATCTTTAAAACGTACGAATTTCTAACTCTCACCAAGGTGGGTAGTACTTCTAGTGACAGTCTCCTTCAGTGACTGCTCATCAACACATCTGATAACTAGTTGAAAGATTGGAGGATGTGGTAGGTAATAACGCATCTGATAAGTCACGAACCAATATTTCTTTGAAGCTGGAGAAAATTCCTTGTCGTCTACGGAGTTGCGGTGCCCTAATACTGAAATCAATGATGATGCAGTTAGCCCTTTGTGCTATCATCCCCCGGTTCAAAAAACAGGTACCTTTTGCTATGGAATTTAGAAAAGACATAAACGCTTTGCGTTCTCTTGCTGTTTTAGCGGTAATTATTTTTCATTTTAATAGCGACTACCTCCCGGGTGGTTTTGCTGGAGTGGATGTTTTCTTCGTCATTTCTGGTTATCTAATGACAAAAATAATTTTATCTGGAATCGACGAAAATAACTTCAGTTTAAAAAGATTCTATCTGGCACGTGCCAGGAGAATAATCCCAGCATTGACAATTATATGTTTAATCACCATATTGATTGGCTGGCTTTTTATCAAGCCTTCAGATTTTTATGAAATGGGTAAGGATGTTGCAAGTAGCATACTATTCATTTCAAACTTCCTTTATTGGTCAAGATCAGGATATTTTGACAACTCTTCTGTTAATAATTTTCTTTTACACACATGGTCTCTTTCTGTTGAGTGGCAATTTTATATTGTATATCCATTATTGTTGTTAGCTGTTTCAAAGACATTGGGTTTGAAAGCGGCCAAACATTCTATCCTTGTACTTTTTATTTTTTCTTTCTTTGCATCTCTATATGGCACTTATAATTCTGCTGAAGCAAGTTATTTTATGTTTCCTACTAGAGCCTGGGCAATGCTTGCTGGAGGATTAGTATATATCATACCTCCTCTGAAAATTTTGAAAAGAACACTGAGTCTTGCGGGTCTCTCAATAATAATTACAAGTTTATTCATAATTAATAAAGAAACGCCATGGCCAGGGTTAATGGCAATAATTCCGGTTTTTGGGGCATTCCTGTGTATATATTCAAATGCTACTTTACGCTTTTTTGATTTGAAGCCTTTACAATACATCGGTACGATATCATATGAAGCCTATTTGGTCCACTGGCCTCTTTTAGTATTTATTCGCAAAATCAGTCTGGATATTAACTTTGCATGGTACGCTTTTGTTACCTTAGCCCTTTCATTTATTTTAAATATATCCTTGCAGACTTTTAAATCAAATAAAAAACTTCCAATAACATTTTTCGCATGTCTTGCATCTTGCTTGTTGGTAATAACAAATAATGGATATACAAGCAGAGTTCCGGAACAGTACAGAATCACCAACCAAGAATTCCATAAAAAATACTATGGTGGAGCTGATTATCCTTCTAATAAGGTATTCTATATAAATTCTAGCGAAAGTAAATTTGATTACATCATAACTGGCGATAGTTTTGGTTTGCAATATGCTAAGTCATTTGATGAACATGAAGTAGAAGCAGCAGCTCTTTTTGATCATGGCTGCCTAATATTTCCTAATTATTCAAGGTACTTAAATAATAAAGAAGACACTTCATGCTCTGAAGAATATACAAAATTAAAAGCTCTTATGGATAAGGAACCACAAGCACCCCTTGTGTTTGCAAGCTCCTGGGATATTTACGATGGAATCCTTATAAAAAAAGGGGGGGATACGCCAATTAAAAAAGATAAAGATTCATATTACACCATAGTGTTAAGTGAAATTTTATCGGTTATTCAGGATGGCGGCGACAAGCGTATGTATTTCATAATAGGTCGTCCCCAACCAGCAAGAGTTGATGGCTTCGGTTGCCTGACTGGTGAAAGCCTTATAGGATATAGGTTGATCTCTAACTGTCAAGAATGGCAGAAGAAAGAAAATGTAGATATAAACCTTTACCTACAAAATAAATTGGCTCATATTAAAAATGTTAGATTTATAGACCCTAATGATGCTCTTTGTGATAATTCTCAGTGTAAGATAATTTACAAAAGAGAACCTATTTATACAGATGGCGGGCATCTTTCTATTTACGGCGCGGAAATAGTCACAAAGTATATTATTGAACATCTTTAGCATCTCAAGCCCAGACAAAATTTGCCATGTCTGGGCGTTTTGATTGTTCATTGCCACTCCGTTACATTTTGCGGCTTCACTTAATAAGTGAGGTGGTAATGATTTTATGTTGCCATAATTCCTGTAAATATAGATTGTATGATGGTTTAAGTTAATCAAAGCCAAAAGACAAATACTGTACTTCGGACAACCTGCTGGAAAGGTACTCGCCTGAAAATGAATGAAGATTTAATGTTTCATCAGCCAATCAATAGGGCCTTCAGCTATATCTTTATGCTTATATCAGATAGTTTCCTGCGGCATCTGAACACGTACTGAGACAAATTGGTCAGAAGGTATGTCTATCGGATCTCCATCGTTAATGCCCTGTATTTCGTTTCTGGCAAATTCTGGAGCGGTTGAATGCGTACGGTGATAGGTTTTCACTAATACTGAACCGTCAGCATGAACATGATAATCGAGCCAGATCAGGGGCTGCTTGTTGCGGTCAGTGGGGATGTCAAAACCACCATCAATTCCGCCCCAAGCAGCGTCTGAATTTAGACCTTCGCTTCCTTCAATCAAATATTCCCCTAGGGAAAGACGAGTTACAGTGCAGCCTTCAGATTCGTCATTGGTCTGGTATGTTCCATCAGAATATACTTTAACCACAGGTGATGCTGTTTTTATGCTGCCATCAGATGCAATTATAGTGTTTGCAGTCGTGTAAACCTTTTTCCATTGATATGTAGCACCATGCATGTGGTTGGTCTGTATATATGCCTGCCCATCGTTCGTCCAAACGAACCATGCTGTGGATGGACCACCATCATATTGTAGCTGCACCCCTACACCGTTGGTATTTGCAGGATTATTAGCTGTTTGACTTGTGAAGCGACCAAATCCAAGCATGTTTGTGTTTGAGAAGTTGTCAATATGACGAGCGTATCCCAAGCCAAGAGCTTTTAGCGAGGGAATCTGACTCGTATCACTATTGGTAACAATCTCAGAATCCAGTGCGCTCCTCGTCGCGCTACTTCCTAAACCGAGGTTTGTGCGAGCGTCAGCAGCATTCTTTGCGCCGGTCCCTCCCTGCTCAATGCTGAGAGCTGTTTTCAGCCCAGAAAGGCTGGTAATGTCGCTGTTAGCCCCTTTCTTCGCCAGAGATTTTTGACCCGGCACGGTAACGGCAGTGCCGTTGATAGTGATGGTGACATCAGATGTCCCGTTCATTACATCAGCGAACCCGCTCATGTAGCGCTGATACATAGTGAAGGTTTCAGCGATATCCTGCGCCAGACCATCCACGCTCAGGCTGTCGCTCAGAAGAATGGCAAACCGGGTTCCAGCGGGAACAGTTGGGTTAGCTGCTGGCGTTACGGTGAGACTTGTTGCGCTGCCGATGGTGGTAATCTGAAATACCTGCACAGGGCTGGTCATTGCAATAACGGTACAGCCGTTACGAATAAGAGAACCAGCAGCAGTAAAGTTTGTGCCGGTATCCATGTCATCATCTTCACCAAACAGCGCCAGCGGTTCGGCTATTTGTCCGGCGTCAAGCGTGATGCCAGAGACGGTATCTGTCAGCCGGGTGATGCCCAGTTGGCCAGCCAGCGCGCAAAAGAAAACCCGCGCGTAGGCGGGTTCAAGCATCAGCGGCTCATTAAAGGCCATACTGGCGATATGCGGAAGATTACGCAGTTCGTGCGCCATCTTGCTCCTCCTCGTTTGATTTTTTCACTCCAGCCTCAAAAGCGGCAGCGGCCCATGCCGGTGGTTTCAGACCCGCAGCACGACGCTCCATGGTTTCCCGGACCTGCTGGGCAAAAATTTCCTGATAATCATCACCGCGTTTGGCGCATTCTTTCTCATACGTACTGAGACCAGCCTCGATGAGCATGACGGCTTCCTGTACCTCTTTCAGCCCGTCAATAGCCATGCGGCCTGAGCCGATCCAGTTGGCATTTCCCCAGGCTGTTCTCGCTTCCTGAAAGCTGAATCTGGCTTTTGAAGGAAGTGTGACCACGCGGCGGACAATTGCCTCTTCCAGCCAGCAAAGAAACATCTGACAGGCCTGTCGGGATGCCACAAACTTGCGACGGCCCATGAAGTACGCCCATGACTCGTTAGCGCTTGCGCGCGCAGTCGAGTAACTCATCTGAGAATAATTTCGCGAAAGCTGCTCATACGACACACCCAGCCCAGCGGCAATATAGCGCAGCAGTGACTGTTCAAAAGTCGAGTAGCCGTTATCGGTATCCTGCGCCGACTGAAGGTTGAGAGAATCACCCGGCAACAGGTGTGGAACCCTTGCCCCACCCAGGCGAACCGGCGCAGCTGAGTAATAGGACGCCATTTCACCGAGCCAGCCCGTCAGTTTGCTCTGCTGCTCTTTATTATCCGCGCCGAGAATGAAATCCATCGCCGTCTGCGTATCCAGCTCACTCTCGATGGTGGCAGCATACATGGCCTTCACTATCGCACTCTGGAGCTGGGTGTTTTGCAGGGTATCGAGCATTTTCATCTGCTCCATAACGCTGTAAAACGCATTGGCTCCACGTGTCTGTCCGTCCTCCATCGGTTCGAAGACATGGATAAAAGAGGGGCGCCCTCCGGGGAGCTCGCGAGGTATGTAGGTCCAGTTCTGCGCCATCCAACCAGGATAACCGTCATCGCTGACGTAATATCCCAGCGCAGCACCACTATTATTGATTTTTACCCCGGCGCGACAGTTCCGGGTATCACCGATGTTGTTTGGATTACTGACACGCTTCGGACTGACCATTTTGAACTGAGTACGGAAAAGACGCGTTGAATCGCTGTCCCATGTCGCCTGCATGCATAATTCACCGTTAAACGCATGCATGGCCACACCTTCACGGATCATCATCGTAAAGGTTCGCTTGCGCTCAGCATCAATCCCGCAGAAGTCATCTTCGGCATACTCATTCCAGGCGGCTTCCACATCCCGAGAAAATGCGCGTGAATCCTCCTCATTGATGCCAAGATAGCGCCAGCTCGGTCGATAACTGAGTCTGAAAAATGACCCGACGATGTGGTCCTGGTGGAGCTGCACGGCGTTTGCTGCATAGCCATTATTTCGCACCAGATCGTCAGCGCGGGCATTTCCACGAGAATAGTTGGGAAGGAGTGCGGCATCTGCACTTTCACTCGGCGGATTCCAGCCCCGCAGCTGCCCACCAAACCCGCCACCACCACCACCATGATATCCCGCGTATTCCCGAAGGGATGTTTTCCCGTCAGGTCCCACTAAAGATGGTATTTTCATACGTAAAACCCTGCTGGCCCCCGGCGTCGTGATGTGGTACCAACCTGAGATTCAAGGTCAGCAATATATTTTTTGAGATCGCTGACTGATGTGGCTGTAAATTCCACTCTTCGACCGTCTTTCTGTACCGTCGCCACGCGCTTTCCCATCATCAGGTCATGTAACGCAGCGCGCGCGGCATCCAGTTCAGTCTGTGTTGCCATTATTCCTCTCCAGATAATGCCCGCGCGTAATCCGCCAGGGTCTTGTTATTGTTACGGCTGCCTTCTTCCTCCAGCAGGCTGGCCAGAAGTGAATCAAGATTTAGCTGCCAGCGGGATATGCTGATACGAAGCGCCGCCAGTGCATAAACAAAGCAATCGAGCGCCTCATTTCGTCGTTTTTTGCTGTCCCAGACGATCTTTTTCTTTCCGTCTACCCATTTTTCCACCTGCTCTTCAGCAGTTAGTTGTTGGGCCTCGGTTAGATCGTAGATTTCTGGGTTATTCGGGAAATGAACCGCTCCCGCCAGCGGCTCGTCTCTTTGCGCCACCAGCGTGAAACGGTTATAAATCTGCTCTTTTGCGGTGTCTGTTCCTACCTCAGTGAGGTAAACGCCACTCTTGTTACGCTTGCGTGGCATGTTCGCCACCGGCTTTCCATAAACCGACGCACCCTTTATAGGGATCACACGAAACAGACCATGTTTTTTTGAGCGGTTGTAGACGATGGTGGGATCAATGCCGCCAATATCCCAGCAAGTGCGGGATATAACCATTTCAAGACCGTTCTGGCGCTTATATGTCCTGTTGATCGCCTCATCCACTCGAGCGAGAGTCGACTCATCATCATGACGACCCATAACGATGATTTTGTCGATAAGCCAGCTTTCCTCTCCCGGTCCCCATCCCCATACACGCATTTCGTAACGGTCAAGCTGGGAGTCAATACCCGCTGTTAGATATGCCACTCGCTCCGGCACAGACGCTTCAAAGTGCTCTTTGCGCTCCGCTAAAACTTCAGCATCGGGTCGTTCGCCTATTTTCGGTTCCCACGTTTCGCCTAAGGTCGTGTTAACGAAGGTTTTGCGCTTACCCGTATCACCTTTTGTTTTTATCCAGTCCTTGACGATCTGCACCCAAGTTGTGAACGGGCTGTAAGCGGTCCAGATGTGGAATGTAACGCTGTCAGGAGGTTCAATTTCAGTACCGGATGAAGCAAACCAGTTAAGGCCGTCTCGCGTCCAGATACCTGTTTCATCACAAATATACCTGGCCTCAAGGAAGTCCAGCTCCTGTTGTTTAATCACACAGGCATTGTGTTCACATAGGTAGTAAACGCTGGAAGGTTCTCCCGGAGACCATTTAAAGCCAAATGGTGTCTCTTCATCGCCAAATTTCAGATACTGCTCTTCCCCGCAGTGTGGGCATGGAACATGGAACCGAAGAAAATGTTCTGACTCCTTAGCAGCCCTTTCTATCTGGCACGTACCTTTGACTTTCGGTGTAGAGCCGCGAATGGATTTTGGCCATACAGAACCCTCAATACGCTTATCTCCCAGAAAGGTGGGAGAACCTTCTTTCTCGATGTCATCATCGAAAGCGGCAAGCTCGTCGTAGCCAGCCACATCAACGGATTTTTCACGGTAGTTTTTTGCAGCCTTACCGCCCAGGCACCAGAAACCACGACCATTTGAGAAACGCTTCATGCTAAGCGTATTGTCCCGGTGTTTTTTGCCGTACCAGGGAGCAAGCGCCAACAGCGTCGGAATATCACGAATGGTCGGTTCGACATGAGACTTCATGAAGTTTTCAGCGTCACCGTCGGTTGGCAACCATATTAGGGAGTTACGCTGTTTATGCTGGATGAAATATGCGTAAACGCCGAGCAACATTTTTGAGTAGCCGACACGAGCAGATTTAACGACATTCACTTCGCGGATATAGTCATTGCCCATCGCATTCATAATTGCACGCTGAAATGGCAGTGTTTCCCAGCGCCCTTCCTGGTAGGCAGACTCTTTCGGGAGATAGTAATTCTCATCTGCCCATTCAACCGCTGTTTGCGGTTCTGGCCGGTAAAGCGAACGTAGCCCCGCCCGCGCAGAGTGCTGCAGCCCCTTAACCTGACTGTTCGATATATTCACTCAGCAACCCCGGTATCATTTCATCCAGCGCAGCTGCTTTGTTCATGGCCTTAATGATGTCCTTCTTGAGGAAATCAATATGTCGGTTCTCCAGCTCCGGGAAGCGCCGCTGAACCGACAGAGGTATTCCATCGAGATTGCTGGCAATTTCTCCGGCTACCCGCGACAGCACGAACGTGCAGAATGCGGTCTCCACCACTTCAGCGGACTCTTTTGCATTTTTTAATTCCTGAGCGTCAGCCTGAGCTCGCGTAAGTCGGTGTCGCTCATATTCAATCGTGCCAGGTTGAAGATCGGACTCAGAAGCAATACGGAGATCTTCAACTTCCTTCCGCAACTTTTCATTTTCTATGGCTGCATCGCGCGCACTGTACCATTCGATTGCGGCAGCAGATTCAAAGAGAACCTCATTACCCTTGCCACCACCGCGGGCAACCGGCATGCCTTGTTCCTGCCAGTTCTGAATCGTTCGGACGCTCACCCCAAAGATTTCGGATAAGCGTTTTTTGTTAACCTCCATGGTTTACTCCTGGCAAAAACAGAGAAAGGAAACAATCAACGGTTAACTTCCGTTTTCCATGCTTAGCATTTCCTTTCTGGAGAGAGGATGTTTTCAACAAAAACAATGAGAAAACAAGAAGAAGAACGGAAATGGCATAAACCAGAAAATTTTCATAAATAGCGAGAATCTGCGCGGACGCCGCCCCGTAACAGGGCGGATCGCCGGAAAGGACCCGAAAAGATAATGATTATCAATTGCAAGTTATTCCCTTCAAGATAATGCCGCCTGGACGGCAATGGCATTGGCCCGTGTCTGTAATCCATTCATCGGCTGCTTTTTAAGCTCAGATGTATTGCTTTTTGTTTTGCAGAACTACCACCTTGTTACTGCAATTGGAATTGGTTTCCTGGTAGAGTTCCAAACCCAAATTTTCAGTGGAGGATGGACGGTCATTTTATCCCGTAAAAAATCGCCTGTTGCTGTATCTGGAATGTTTTCAGACTCAGCAAAACTGATTGATGCCGGGTCTAAAACAGATATCAGTGCGCTATTCGTACCATCCGTTATTTGAACTGGCTCACTACCGATTGTCATTCTTTCTGTTGCCATGTGCCCCCCCCCCCTACGCCAGTACGTATTCAGGTGTTGATGGATTGATGATAAATTTCTGCGCAGCTTCAGGTATGAGGCCATAGATAACATCAATGTGATAACCGTCCTTTAGGGTCGGCTCCTTTATCATATTTCCGGCCTCGTCATATTCACCTACGCCAGTACGTATTCAGGTGTTGATGGATTGATGATAAATTTCTGCGCAGCTTCAGGTATGAGGCCATAGATAACATCAATGTGATAACCGTCCTTTAGGGTCGGCTCCTTTATCATATTTCCGGCCTCGTCATATTCACCGTCACTGTTATACAGAACGCCCCGCACAGAAAACTGAATAGACTTAGTCGGTACTGCCCATCCAGCCCCCTCAGACCACCAACCCGTNGCTNCTCTCGCAGTAGCCTCATCAGGGAATCGTAAATATGTCAGCCTGCTCATTATCTTATGTACTCGAATCGTTGGATGTAGCGCTTACCCCAGTCATTAACAGACTGTGGCAGCTGAATAGACGGACTGTTAGTCGGGATTTCCAGTTGCTCACTGGTATTGTCTGAATAGTGGACCATGATTGCACTCGCCAGCCCTCCGGGATTTTTCACTGTCGCGAAAGCAGCCGCTCTGGTGGCTGAGATCCCATTCGTATTGATTAGCGATGTACTTATTGTCGAGCGCTCCAGCTGGGCAAACGCAGAAAGCCCCCTCAGACCACCAACCCGTGGCTTCTCTCGCAGTAGCCTCATCAGGGAATCGTAAATATGTCAGCCTGCTCATTATCTTATGTACTCGAATCGTTGGATGTAGCGCTTACCCCAGTCATTAACAGACTGTGGCAGCTGAATAGACGGACTGTTAGTCGGGATTTCCAGTTGCTCACTGGTATTGTCTGAATAGTGGACCATGATTTTACTCGCCAGCCCTCCGGGATTTTTCACTGTCGCGAAAGCAGCCGCTCTGGTGGCTGAGATCCCATTCGTATTGATTAGCGATGTACTTATTGTCGAGCGCTCCAGCTGGGCAAACGCAGAAAGTATATACTGACCGTTGTTTGAGCTTGTACTACCAANAGAAGAGCTTGGTCCAAAGAATACTTTGTACGCGCCTGCTGCTGGTATAGTAACTTTAAGAATTACCTCCACCCAGCCAGCCTGCTGCTGGTATAGTAACTTTAAGAATTACCTCCACCCAGCCATTAAATATATTTTTTGAATTTACTAATGCACTTATAGTCCCCTTCGATACAACTGCTGAAGAATTCAGGCTTGTCATATCCACATAAAAACGCAATGTGTTGCTGAGAGCATTATTATCTTCGATTGTACCATGTAAAAAGGAGGTATTTCCCGACTTAACTACAAATTTAAGCGTATATTCAGTTGGGTTTAGCGTGGGGGTTATTATAACCCTTGAAAAGTTATCTGTTCTTGTTGCTGTAATTCTCTGAGCATAACTTGAGGAGATAATTCTTTCGCTTTTGTCAGTAGAGACACTTGCGCCAAGCAAGATCCATTTTGAAAAATCTATCGCATAAACAACAATATTATCAGACTGCACTTCAGGCTCATGCCTTCCAACTGCCACTCCATTCCGGTAATCAGCTTATTAACCGAGCAGGAGGCGCGCTTTCGCGTGGTGGCGCATGAGGCCGTTGGGAAATGCGAAGCGGTCAGTGAAATTCGCGGGACCGATCTCCGGCAGGGTGCAAAAGCACTGGTCTGCAAGGTAAAAGGCAACGGCGTTAAGAAACATATTCTGGCAATCCTCGCCGCCGATCGGCAGGCCGATCTGAGCCTGCTGGCCAGCCATTTCGGTGGGATAAAGGCCTCTCTCGCCAGTCCGGCAGAAGTGGATGCGCTTACCGGCTGCGTTTTCGGCGCCATTCCCCCCTTCAGTTTTCATCCGGATCTGACGCTGGTCGCCGATCCGCTGCTGTTTGAGCGCTTCGATGAGATCGCCTTTAACGCCGGCCTGCTGGAAAAATCGGTGATAATGGATACCCAGGACTATCTGCGTATCGCCCGTCCTGAACTGGTGACGTTCCGTAAACAATAAATACAGCGGCTGGCTAACGGTCAGCCGTTTTCCAGCAGCAGCACGGAAGCAATCAAAATAATCGCGATGATAAAAAATGATGAGGAAATAATTAGCGTTTCGACAAACATAGGATCGTTCAT